TAGGGGAGAGAGGGGAGAGAGTCAAAATAAATCTTGTCTTTTCTTTTGAGAAAGAGTGAAAAGGGCTGATTTCATTGGGGGAAATGGGGGGGGAAATAAATTCTAGGAAAGCGACTGGTGAAGGGGCATGAAGGGGGAAAACTCGCCTTGCGAAAGAGTACCTAGGCTTGCAAGGTACTTGGCATGAAAGGGAAGGCATGGGAAAAGGCGAAGGCTTTGTATTTGGCGGGAAAGTCATGGAAAGCGATTTCAAGCGAAACGGGAATAGTTCAGTCAACTCTACAGTCCAAAGCTTCACGGGACGACTGGACGAAGTTCAGAAAGGGAATGCGTGACATAGTTTCCACTAAAGAAACTCAATCCCTAGAAAGTCTATCGGCTTTAGTGCGTTCTAAGCTCGCGGCCGACGCGGCTTCTACGCTTGAGCGCGTTGACTCTTATGATCTAGATGGCATCAAGGACGAGGCAACTCGCGAGACGATACTGAACAGCGTAGCCAAGCGGAGCGCGCTTGTGTTCGGATGGAGTGAAGCTGGAGAAGCGACCAGCGTGTCGATTAATCTCCTTGGTTCGATGCCAGATAGATTCGCAGAAGTCGTCGTCTCGAAGTGAAGATAACAGTGTTTGTGCAACACGTAGAAACTTATGTTCAGGATTAGATAATCTAATGGAACAAAAGGATTTTTTTTCCTAGGATTGGCACACTTTGTGAGGCAAAGTAGGGCACCCCCTTTTGGGGACGGCTTCGTTTACGATACCCCCCTCAAAAATTTTCCGTCTTTTTGACCATGTTAAGTAAAATTAAAATTGGTCAAGTTATTTCTCTCAATCAAGCTGAGAGGAAGTTGGCCCACTTTGTGGCTAAGAATCGTTCCGGCAATAATCGTCATTTCAATCTGACGAACTTGAAGATTAGCCCAGAGGACGCTTCGACGGTGGATCTGGAGGGCATCTGCGGCGAGATAGCTTTCTGTAAGCTATTCAATGTCTATCCTGACATCGACACGGACCGCGAGCCTCCGCACCCGCTCTACGACGCAATTATCCCGCCTATCCCTCCGGGCATTCGCATCGATGTGAAGACGACGAAGTACGAGAATGGCAAGCTACTGGTCGATGCTCGCAAAGGTTCGAAGACCGACGGAGTGGATTTCTACGCGCTGATGATCGGTCAATTCCCCGGTCCGTATACGTTCAGGGGATTCATCGCGAAGGAACATATCATCCAGCCGCACAGGATCGGAACGATCATCAAGGGATACAAAAGCTACATTGCGGATCAGAGTGAACTGACCGACGAGGTAACTATATTCTAATTGACTCGTGATACATAAAATGTATCCATCCGGCTTATCGACCCTAAGCAAGGCGGAGGCTTGGTCAGCCATCGCAAAACTGTCTAAGCGGCAATGACGCTCCGCATCGGTCAGAACGCGTAGGTCCGGTCCGCCATCGTTTGATGGATGGATAGAATGGCCTACCAAATGCAGATAACGTCGGTTTAATTTTTCTCAATATGGCTTGTCCCAATGTCTTCAACGCCTTCGCCGTAGCGACTGAGTCGCTCGCGCAGGACGTTTATAAACGCGCCTCGTATCGCTCGATGTGGCTCAATATGATTGAGCGCGGAGAGTATCCTCAGGGTACTGGCTTGACCCAGACCTCGTTCACCACCACTTCCATCGAGCCGACTGCGGCTGAGGAGTGGTCGGCTATCACGCTCGCCAGTGGCGAGAACGGTGGCGCTTGCGATGTCACTTACAGCGAGGTTCCGGTCGGCTATAATGCCGTCACTTGGAGTCCTGAGCGTTTCGCCCTCAAAGGTCCGCTCCTGTGTAAGGATGATCTGACCTATGACCACCGCGTCGAGGCGTTCTTGCGCGTGTACTTGGAGAAGCTCTCGATCCGCGCTCAGCGTTCATGGGAGACTCGCTATCAGAATACGTTCGCGAAGTTCGCGATCAAGGCTGTGGCCGACTCGTCCTTTACTCAGGTCGAGACGATTCCCTCTGGCGTGAATGAGTTCCCGTGGATTCAGACCGGATCGGCTGGTCAGGCGCTCAATCAGTCCACCTCTGAGTTGACTCAGGAGATGCTGGATGTCGCGGCTGCTACGTTGATCCGTAACGGTGCGACGAATCCTGATAGCTCCGGTTTCATATCGTACAGCAGCGATGGTCCGGTATTTCCGCTATATATCGGCTTGGAGGCTTCGCAGCGTATCGCTCAGAACAACCCCGCGTTCCGCGAGGATCTGCGTCAGGCTGATATGGGCAGTGGCAGCGGTGCGGAGTTGCTCAAGCGCATCGGTGCGAATCGGGTCATCAAGAACTATCGCCATGTGCCGAATCTGTTTCCGCCCCGCTTCACTTATGCCGGTGGCAAGTACACGCTGGTGCAGCCGTTCACCAGCGCGAGCGGCACCAAGGGTACTGTGTTCAGCGTCAATTCGAGCTGGACGACCGCTCCGTACGAGGCTGCGTTCATCGTGACTCCGTATGTGTTCAAGAGCCACATCGTTCGGCCCGTCAATCGGGTTGGCGATCTGAGCTGGATGCCGACCAACTACATGGGCGAGTGGCAGTGGGTGACGGGTGCCTACAAGCTCGATGTGGATTGCGCCGATCCGCTGGAGAAGAAGGGTCAGCATTACGCTGAGTTCGTGCATGCCGCCGAACCGATATTCGCAAACCAGGGAATGACTATTATCTTCCGTCGTTGTTCAGGAGCGCTCACACAGGTCATCTGTAGCTGATTTCCTCAGCAAAACGCAAGAATCCGCAGGTCGAAAGGCTTGCGGGTTTTTTGTGCCTACACTTGACGAGGTTCAAAGATTTCCTGTTTTTACTTCGCATGGAAAAATTGGTGTTGCCCAACGATAACTCTGAGCTAGGGTTGCCTCGGTTGAATCAATAGGTTGAATGTCTTGTAAAGCGCCTTATTGTGAGGCACCCCGTCACTGGCCCGAAAAGTTAGTGGCGGGTTTTTTATTGCCCGTTATCGCTTAGACATTGACATCCCAATAGGTCGCGTAATGCTCCCCGTATGCCGTCATTTACGATTCCAAAAGGCGTAGAAATCCCCGAGAACCTTGCGGAGGGCGAAGCGTTCCAGACTATGGCGACTATCGTTCTTGGTAAGAATGGCAAGGCGGAGGTCATCGAGATTGATGGTGTGGCCATTCCCGGATACGAGAAGAAATCCAAGGGCAAGAAGCTGGCCGAGCGCGGTGAGGAGGAGGAGATGGAGGTAGAGGAGGGTGCGACTCCCGGCGGCGGTGGATTTATCGCCGAGGTGATGCAGCGCGGCGCTGGTCCGATGGCACGATAACCAATTTTCCAATAGAACGATATGCCAAACATCACATGCGACGAGGCGGCAACGCTCATCAACGAGGCGGCGTCGCTGGGATGTCGCTCACCGTGGGAGGTTGAGTTGGCCAAGTTGGCGCTGGAGAACCGCATTGCGACGTATCTTCAGGGCGGCGGCGCGACACGCGGTGCGTATCGGAGCGTGACGACGAGCGGCAGCGTGGTGAGCGGTGATTACTTTCTGGTCTGCGATGCGACGGCTGGCGCGATTACGCTGACATTGCCCCCGGCGGCGCTGGTTGCTGGTCGTATCTACGTTTTCAAGCGAATCAATGCTGGCGCGAATACGGTGACGGTCGATGCGTACGCGTCCGAGACGATTGACGGAGCGGCCACACATGTGCTGTCCCCGCAATGGAATTCGATTACCATCATTTCGAACGGTACGGCTTGGTTCATCACTTCGCATCCGTTCTAAAATATCATGGCAAACATTTCTTGCGCCGATGCGGCCACACTAATTGCGGAGGCTCAGGGAGCTTCGTGCATGAGTCCGCGTGAACGCATTCTGCTGGAGATTGGCCTACTCTGGGAAGCGGCGACTCTTGGCGGAATGGCGGATATCACGGCGGATAACACGGTGATAAGCGCGGACGTGACGATCATCACGGCGGACATGACCGAATTTCTGTAGGTCAACGTAACATTCATTTAGTCATATATGTCAAAGCAAACCATCAATATCGGCGCATCGCCGAACGACGGAACGGGGACGCCGCTGCGGACCTCGTTCGATTATACCAACCAGAACTTCACTGAGATATACACCGCTCTTGGCGGTGGTGTCGCCCTTCCCGGCGCGACGACTCAGGTCATCTTCAATGATGGCGGAACGAATCTGGCAGGCGATGCCGGTCTGGTTTACAACAAGACAACCGATGCACTGACCGTTGCCGGACTCGTCACCGCTGGCTCCGCCACCATCACCGGCGCTCTGACGGTGGACACCACGACGCTGAAGGTTGATTCGACGAACCATCGGGTGGGTATTGGTACGGCGAGTCCCGGCAATCTTCTTCATGTTCAGGGTAGTGGAGACATTGCTCGATTTACCAATGGAACCAATAGCGCGTTTTTCGCGATTGATAGTTCTGGATATACTCTGTTCACCGGAGCGGGTCAGACCGGAAATGGTATTTACGCTAAGGCTTCCACTAATGCGGTGCAGCTTTGGACAAACGGAGTGCAACGGTATGACATCGACTCCACCGGAGTAGCCACTTGGTCCGTAGCTGGCACCACCGCCATGACCCTCAACTCTAAGGGGTTGGGTGTGGGTGGAGTTGCAACGGGAGATGCACCGATCATTTTGGTCGAAGGAACCGCTGGCTTGTATGCTAAATTCAACTCCAAGGTAGGAGCAAAA